TGAGCACACGGGCAACTTCAAAAACTTTCCCGTCGATGTGGAAGTTGTGGAGAACACAGAGTTCGCGTAACCGCTCTGCAACAGGTTCCCACTCCTCACGGGTAACTTCACGGGTTAAAGGCCAGTAGGCGTGGATGCCACGTCCGGAGTTGACTAGCAGCGGCTTTGGAAGCCCAATCTTTTTGCAGAAAGTTTGTAGTTCTTGCAGTCCGGTTGCTTGGTCAATGTATCCTTCGGGGCGTCCTGTCTTCTCGTTGATGGCGGTCTTGCTCTCTCCGCAGTCAATGTCCAGCCAGAATGACTTCAGCCCTTTAACGTTCGGCTTCTTACGGTTTTGGTCTGTCGCAAACTTGGCGACTCCAAAATAAACGTTTCGCTCTTGCGCCACGTACTCTGCGGCGACTTGGTCTACTTCTTCGCGTGTTGCTACCAGTTTTTGCCTGACATCGTCTTCACCTTTTATGCCCAGCACCGCAAACCACCCATCGGGCGGCTGAACAATGCTTAAAAGGTCTTTATCATTCATGTCGAAAAAGGGGGCACTACCCCCTAGACTCCGTGTCCAAGGCGTTATAAGAAAATCAGGTGAAAGATTTGAGCAAGGCTTGGACTGCACCTACTGACTGATTCAAAGGGGTGTTAGCCCCAGTGAACCAGTTGTAGACCGTCTGTCGGCTGACCCCAAGTTCGGATGCAACAAGCGAGACAGGGATATTGCGTTTGATGCAAACCCTGCCCAACTTGACACCCAGCAACTTAGAGTCGGCTTCCTTGTTCAGAGCAATCAGCCGTGCGCTGTAGCCGTAACTCATTGAGTTACTCGTCTTCGCCCCACTGACTTACAACGTCAGCGAGACTTGCCTTAGCCTTGGGCGCAGGCTCGGCTTTTTTGACTTGGCGCTTCACGGGTTCCTCGATTGCTTCGTCATCCGGCTCATCCGAACGCACGACTGCCTTCTTGGGCGCGACATCTTCAGCCTGTGCCTTGGCTTTGTTTTCCACGGCAGGCGGCTGCTTCTTGACACCATCGGCTTGTGCCACGGTAATCATGGTGTACATCTTGGTCTCAGGCTTGACTTGTGCAGCCTTGACCAGTTCGTACTCTTCGTCGCTGAGGTTGCGCAGCGGAGTGAACAGCAGTTCCATCGAATCTGCGTTCAGGTCGTAACTGATGTTGGTCATCACATTGTCAGGCGACTCGCCGTTGGCGATCAGGAACTTGACATACGACTCGAACGGGTGCACGTTGCCAGTGCCCTTGCCAAACAGCGACTTGGCAGGGACGTTGAACTGGTACACATCACCACTGGCATCACCCTCGACCAGCACCGAGATGCGGCGCTGATAGCGACAGGCTTTGCCACCCTGCTTGCCGGAACCCTTGATGTTCTGAGGGCAGTCAGCGCAGTTGCTATGCTGCTTGTTGCCAGCACTGGCTTCAGGTTTGTCACCGAGGTTAGACCAGCAGTCAGGCAGGGTCGGTGCAGCGTTGGGGTCGTAGTCGTTCTCGTAATAGATGCGAGAGACCTTGGGCAGTGCACCCACGATGATGACGTTGATTTCGCCACGGATGGCGTTACCGATCTGCTCACCATTGACGATGCGCTTGAACGTACCGTTGGTGTTGGTCTGGATACGACGCGAGGTCGTAGACGATGCCAGCGATTTAGCGAGGTCGCTCAGTTCACGGTTGCCCGAGACGGCGACGGCGTTTTGTTGTTTGAAGATGGCGAGATTGCCCATTTACTTTGCTCCTTTGAGAAATTCGTAAAAAGTCTGTGCGTACTGCACGACCTGCTCAGGGGTTGCCCCCACTACTTGAATTGCGAGTTGTAGCGCAGTCACCCGCGCCTGCAACTCCAGTTGCTGCTCATCCATAGTCGCTCCTTACTTGGCAGTTGGTTTACGGACCTGCACGGTGTACTTGCGTTCGTTCTGAAGCCCAGCCGGAAACTTGTCCGGGTTGTCCTCCAAAAATTGCCGCATGTTGGAATTGTGGATTCGTTGCTCCAATAGGAAAGGTGCATCGTTGTTCTTGATGAACTGATACATCGAATCCCAATCGCTCGTCCAGTACCGTGACGACACCCGGCGAGAGATTGTTCCTACTGGTGTTCTGATGCTGTCCATGTTCTGCTCGTTGCAGATTTCAAGCAACTTGTTGCCAACCACATCGAACTGGTCTTTCAGTTCTTGCAGTTCAGCCTTGTGCTGCTCTTCCTTCGCTTCGATGGCAGTACGAATCTTGAGATAGACACCCACAAGTTCGTCAATGGTCAAGTCTGTTTCGGTCATAAGGTCGCTCCTTCTTGCTTTTGAGATGCCAGTATAACACAACTTTTGACTTTGTCAAACGTCGTTTGAAATTTCTTGGCGGTACAAGTCCACGATTTTTTCGTGGTTCGTTATGTTGTTCTGGAGCATGCTGTAGAGCCTGCTCTCAACTTCGCTGCCTTTGATGTGCACGATGGTCATCGCGTTCTTCTGACCCGGACGGTTGATTCGGGCGTTGGCTTGCAGGTAGGTCTCCACGCTTGTGACGGGGGCATACCAAATAATTGTGTCTGCTGCGGTAAGCGTAAGGCCATGAGAGGCTGCTTGCGGCTGGATGATGAGCACATGAGGGTCAGTTTTTTCTTGGAAGTCTTTGACCAACTCACTGCGTTTGTTGACGCTGACTTGCCCGTTGATGACACCGCACGAGATGTTGTTCTTCTCCAGCACTTCGCGGAGCAATTCGATGGTGTGTGTAAACGGCACAAAGACCAGCACTTTGTGGGAGGCTTCTTCGATGACTTCGAGGATGACCTGTATCCGGTTGGATACATCAAACTCAATCACCTCGCGGTTGTCGGTGTAGACCGCACCGCCTGAGATTTGCAGCAACTTGTTGATGTTGGTCGCTGCGTTGACTGCTGTGACTTCTTCGCCAGCGGCGCTGATTGTCATCTGCTTCTTGAGCATCCGGTAGTATTTCACCTGCTGCGGCGTCAGTGGCGCTTCGCGCTCAACGAATGTCACCTCGGGCAAGTCAAGGCACTGATCTTTCTCGAACCGGATGGCGGGTTGCAAGACTTTGTGCACCACACCTTGTGCTTGAGGCTTAGGTAGCCACCGGAACTGCGACACCTTGTACATCACTTGGTCACGGAACTGACCAAAGTACTTGGGCGAACCCTCGGGGTTGACCAGTTTTGCCAGCCCGTATGCGTCCAGCGGAGACTGCGCAGCCGGAGTGCCTGTCAGCATCCACAGCCAGTCAGCCTTGGCGGCGACATCTTTGAGCACCTTCCAGCGGTTGGTCTGCGGGTTCTTATATGCGTTGGCTTCATCGACCACAATCAGGTCAAAGCCCCCGTCGAGGATTTCCTGTTTGACGACAGCCAGCCCGTCAAAGTTGATGATGACAAAATCCGAACCTGCGTTGATGACCTTGGCTCGGGTTCGTGCGTCCCCGTGGGCAACGGAGCAGGAGCGGTGCATGGCGAACTTGAACAAGTCTTGCTGCCATGCTGATTTCATAATAGACAGAGGGCACAGAACGAGTACGCGCCTGACGCGCCCTATCTTCATCAGGTAGTCAGCCGCCCAGATGACGGATGCTGTTTTACCCGTGCCTTGCTCGTTGAAGCAGAAGGCTTTGGGGTGGAGGGTCAGAAAAGACGCGGTCTCTTTCTGGTGGGCAAACGGAGTCAGTTTGCCAGTCCACTTGTAGTCGCGCAGGATGGGCGACGGGGCATCTTTGATACCCAGCCGTGCGAGGGCTTGTGCCTCTTTCAACCCCCAGTTGACAGCGACTTCGTAGACACCGTCTTCTTGGGAGAGGACTGCGCTCTTCTTGATCTGCTCGGTGATGGGGTGTGGCTGCTTGGTTTGTAGCAGCAGTACTTTGTTATCGACGATTTGCACTCTTTCGCTCTCTTGGGCTTACTTCGGAAACGAGTTTGTTCGTTGCATCACGTTTGAACGAACGGTTTTTCGCTGCCGAAATGACTTGTAGTTTGCCTTTGTTGCTACCACCCTTGGACAAAGCCGTGGTGTGGTGCACATCTTTGCCGTCACCTTTGGTCGCTTTGCCAGCCTGTACTGCCTTGCGGCGGGCGGCATTGCGCATGGCGCGGTTCTTCTTTTGTTCTTCAGTACCTTGGTACTGCTCGTACTCTTTTTTATAGGGTCTGGGTTTGTTGACGTATGGCATGGTCGCCTCCTATCGCTTGCGGTTGTGTTCACATGATACGACGGGGCAGAACTTACATAAAGGCCCGGTGTTCGTGTTCCACACTCCGGTTTCTTGAGCAGCAGCAAGGCGGTCTAGGTCCGGCTCAAACGCCGCAAAATATGAGTCCCGCATCTCGGCAAAGTGCTCCTTGTGGACAAACTCGTTGCTGACCACGAAAGCCAAGGCAGACTTGATCTTCTTGATCTGGGGAAAGTGTGTGAACAAGGCGGCGGCTAGGATGTCCAACTGCTTGAGGTCTGCGTACTTGGCGTTCTTGCTGGTTTTGTAGTCCAAGGAAAAGGCCAGTTCGTCCTGTACCACGATCACGTCACCAATGCCCCGCCACCAGACATCCTTGTCAAAGAAGCCACAAGGCTCGTAGCCAGTGTCCGTCTTCCTGACACCCAGTTTGAGTTCGCAGTGCTTCTCGCCCGGGATTTTCTTGATGGCATCCACAGTGTCTTGGACGTAGCCGAACTTGGGCGGGATGGGGGTGCCTTCCTTGAGGTAGTCCTCAGCCGCCTTGTGCAACTCCTGCCCGTACAGCGTGGCTTCGCTGCCTTCGTCCTTGACATCCTTGACCACCTTTAAGTGGTAGTACTTCTTTGGACACTGCTCAAAGGTCTTGAGCGAGGAGTAAGACCATGTGATATTCATTCTCAAACCCGTTCGTATGTTTCATAAAAAATGTCTGGTTTACAAGGATACACCTCACCTTGGATGCCGCGAATAATCCAATCCCCGATGCTGGCTTCCATGACACCTTCGAGCGTCTGAATGTGCATCGTGCAGTGTCCATCCGGCATGCGCGTCACCGACACTTGACGGGAACCTTGGGATGCCAGCGCCATAACTTTCTCTATGGCTTCGTCGTTAGGGAGAAACTGTTCTGCTTCGACGACAACGGGTTTCTTTCTGAATTTCATTTGCGCTCCCATTTGTGATTGCAGTCGGGGCATTGATATGCCACGGTGCGGTCTTTGTCTCTGTCGTACAGGGAGATTGCTCGACCCCAACGACCCTCAGTGCGGGTAGCACCGTAGAAGGAAGCGATCTGGTCGGCTGCATCCTTGTCGCCTTTCTCGCGATAGAAGTGTTCCCAGATCAGTTCGCCTTCTAGGCTCACGCCACATTTCGGACAGGTTCTCATGATTGCTTCTCCTGCGGGGTTATTACTGGGCGCATTTTCTTGGCGCGGCGTTCCTTGTCCACTAGGTCAATCGCGTTGTCCAAGTCCTTGACGGTGATAACTTCCAGTTGAGCGTCATGCAGTTCGCAGATGAGGTTCAAGGCGTTCATCTCGTCAGACCGGAGAATGAAGCGGTTGGTGTCCTTACCCCTCACCGCCACCGCATGCAGGGCATCAAGTCCTGCTATCACTTCCTGCGCATACTCCTTGCCAAAGCCTAAGCGGTACAGGGCTTCCACGATGTTCACCATGTTGATGAGCACGTCGATGTCTTCGCGGTTGGCTTTCCCCTGCGTTAGGTTAGCCAAGGCAAGGTGATTCCTGATCTTGAGGTTCACTGCATGAGAAGTGTGAGACCGCACTGGTTCCAGCCCTTCGAGAACGTACCCGACAGGATTGAGCAACACAGGTTTTGGGCGGTACTTACTTCTCTTTCTCATGGCAGGGTCGATCAAGAATCGCGGGGGGAGAGACATGTTACTGCCCTTTGGCTCGGATGGCAGCGGCGCAGTCAACTGGCCCACCAGCAAACCTCAAATCACAACCATGAAAAGCCGACTTACCAACGTCCTCGCACACCTTCGCACACATCTCCACGGCTTCCTTCCACACGAACCGAGCGTTGTGTTCCCCAATCACCCTGCGTTCGGGCGGCGACAGCGTTGCCCACCATTCATCAAAGTTCATACAACCCCTCCGTGCATCGACCACTCCCTCGCTTTCTCAACCATGAACAGGCCATCTGCCCGAGTCATCTTGGATGAGCGCACAAACAGTTCGCCATCTTGGTCGTAGCCAATAATCATCACGTCTGTCAGGTCTGCCTTCAATGCTGAATGCAGGGCTTGTTCGGGGCTGTAGTTTGTGCTGGCAGGGAGTTCAATGATTTTTTGGTTGTTCATACCTTCACCTTGTAAAACTTGTTGCTGCCGATGCGTACTACTTCAACGGTCCCTGTTTGCTCTAGGTCTCGCAGAATACGAGCAACGTGGCTTTGGCTGAACATAAAGCGTTTGGCGAGTGTTGATGCCAACACGGGAGTCTTGTGTTCGACCAAGTACCTCCAGACTTTCTCATCAGCGTTTTCCACAATGCTCCTTTTCTGCGTTCACATATCCAGTCATGTAGCCAGCGTTGTAACCAGCCATGTAGGCTTCACGCCCTTGGTAGTACCCCAAGAACAAGATGCCTATGCCGATAGACGCAACCAGCACGACAGCCAAGACCCACTTCATGCCAGCCTCTGCATGGTGTTGCCCATCAGTTCTTCGTAGGAGAACTTTTTCTTGAGCGCGTCTCGGATGTCCACCATGTCGCTGGAGTAGCCGAAACAGCCATTGTCAAAGATGAAGGCGTACTTGGGAATCAGGGTGCGCCCCAAGACGAACGCACGACCTTTGTCCGTCAGCCGCCACTTACCGGATGCTTTTTTATCCGTATCCTTCTCATCCTTGGCTGCGGGTTCGACCAGACCCCACCACTTGGCAGTCGCCATCGGTTTGGAGCGCAACAGCCACTCAGGGGCACGACCTAAGTCAATCCAGTGGGCAGCGGGAAAGTTGGTGAACATCCAGATCAGACCCTTGGCTTGTGTGCTAGTAATCTGGTACGGGTTGATCTTGCCCCACCGCCCGCAGCAAGGGCAGTCCATCCCCTCGCCACGGATTGCCCCGCCGAAAAGTTGTTTGGCTTCGGCAAGGGTGGTCATTCTTTTCCCCCAAGAACCTCCAACAGTTTGTCGAGGTAGTGACGGGCTTTCTTCAGGTCTTCCACGCCGCCCTTCTTGTCAGCACGGGCAAGGTACTTGATGGCGTTGCCGCGCAGGAAACCAGCGAATGCTTCGGGGGTCATCCATGCTTCCATCGCCTTCCACGGTTGCACACCCATGTTGACGTAGTGGTCGCCGCCATACTGCTGGGCGTTGGCGTTGTTGCTCTCTTGGAAGCGTTTCTTACCGAGGGAGGCTTGATAGACGAGGTTGGCTGCGTCGTGGTCGAGGACTGCGACTTCATCGAGACCCACAGACTTGTTGCTGCTCACAACGGCGACGGTCTTCCAGTCGGCTCCCAGTGCTTGCTTACGCATAGAGTAGATGGTGGGCATTGCCACCTTGAACTTTGCAGCAGCGTCCTTCGGCTTGGCGTTCGGGTTTGCCTTGAAAAAGGCGATCATCTTGGCTTTCTTGGTTTGGGCTTTCATTTGTTCACTCCTAAAAAGGTGATTCTTCAAAATTGTCGAGTTGCTTGCGCTTCTCGTTCCTTTGTTCCTTTCGGAACCACTGTGCCGCCAAGACCTTTTCATCGGTGGTCTTGAAAGGCCAGTTCCATCGCTCCCAAGGGAGACCGCTTGGGTGCTTATCTTGTTTGCTTTTCTTGCTCATGTTTGATGGCATTCAAAGTCAATTTGGTTTCAGTCAGGGCTTGCAGCGCAAAGTGAATGGCTTTCTCGTAGTCGCGCATCAGCATTGCTTCGTGAAGGTCTTTGAGCGCACGTTCTGCTTGTATGCAGGGGGCGGCGTAATCAATCAATCCGTCTTGTTTCATTTCACCAGTTCTTTGAGTTTCTGAATGAGGGACTTGTCGATGGATTCACCACCCAACGTCATCGTGTCAGACTGGATGTTGGCAGTGCCTTGGATGGTCACTGTGCCTGACGCTAGGCTGTTACCAGCAAGCGAATAGATCGACCCCGGTTGGATGGCTTGTCCGAGTAATGAGTTTCGTGCGGCTTGTTGCGCGGACTGTGCTTGCAGACCCAAAATCTGCGACTGCATCTTCATCTGCGCCATCTCCATCTGGGCTTCACGTTCTTGTTGGCGGCGTTCTTCCCCGTACAGCAGTTCGCCCATGACCTCGTTGTGGAACTCTTTCATCATGATGGCGTTTTGCTTCTCGGAGATTGCCTTACGTTCTTCATCGCTGAAGAAGGCTTCGTAGCGTTTAATCATCCGCATCCAACGATCTTTGCTGTCGCCAGTAAATTCGTCAGGGTTGCTCTCCATGCGTTTCAGGATGAGTTCAACGGCTTGGTGCATCGTCGGCTCCCTTCATGAGCATCAGCATGGTCAAGGCTTCAGAAACCTTCTTACCCTCGGGCACAAGGTAATACTCTGTTACCCAGTCAGGCCCACGCTGTTGCGGCTTGAAGGTTGCGATCTGAATGAAGCGTCCGTTGATGGCTTCGAGAATGGCAAAGCGCATCTTGGGCGGCGCGTCGGTGTCTTGCTCGATGGCAGTGGCTGCTCCTATAAGGGAAGCACTGTTTTCCTTTCGTGCTTCTTCCCACGCTTCTCTACACCACTGGGCAAACTTTTTCTTGAACCACGATTTCATTAGCAGTCTCCATAAGAAAGACCCACGCCGGA